TCGCCGTCGATTGTAAATTTTGACGATCAAACGGATGTAACAACACAAGCGGTAATGGCCCAGGTGAGTGAGCCAGTGGAGGTTCCAACTGTTAATATGCCGACAATGGAGCTAGAGCCTGAGATTGAAATGGCGCCAATCGAAACATTTAATGCAGAAGTCGAGGTGGAATTAACCGTAGAAAGTTTTGATATTGAACCTGTTGAGCCTACGCCAAGTGAGCCTGAGCCAGTAGTGGTAGAAAGTGAGCCAGTTGAGGTAGAAAGCCAGCCGGAAGTCGAAAATACACCAGTTGAGCCAGAAAATGAGGCGCCTACGGCAACACGAACAGCATCTAGCCCCAGCGAAAGCGAAAAGAAAGCACCACAGACGTCTAAAAAAGTAGCTAATCAGCCTAAAAGTAAGCCAAAACCTACCAAACAAGAGATTGCTAAACGAGTGGCAACAGCAATTGTGGCTAAGTTGGCCGAGAGTTACACAACCTCACAGGTGCAAAACGTCGCATTAGCCGCAATGACTTACGGCACAGATATATCAAGTTACAACAATCAGCTCGTTGATAATCCAACCTGGTACCAAGCGACTGAGTTATCAGGCGGTACAAATTACGATCATCCTTATTCAAGGTTTTGGTTTGCCACAGAAAACGAGCTTTATTTACAAATGGAGGAACAACAATGGCAGAAATAGAGTATGGCGGCATCAAGATTGGAGGCTCAAAGCTGTTATTGATTGTGCCTTTAATCGGCACAATTATCGGTGGTTTATGGGGTGGCTTTGAACTGTACAGCCGTTATTTGTCAATGGAGAAAAAAATACAAAGCTACGTTGCGCCAGATCTGTCGGGTATTGAGGCGACTGTTGAGTTATTTAAGCAAGACAATGAAGCCACAAAAGAATTGGTGGTCGATATGCGCAATCAGACCAGAGAAGATATTGCGACGTTGTACCGAAATTTAGATAAGCAGGATCTTAGGAATAGGGCTAATGTAGAGTCTGTTCGAGAAATGATTACAGCTTTTGAGGGACGGTTAGCAGATAAGATGGCGCGATTGGATGATCAAATTGATGGGCTTGAGGAAAAGTTAGACTTGCGAATTAAACGAGCTTTAGAAAATCCGCTAAACAAATAAAACATAGTTTGTCAAGGTACTAAAAGATCATGTTTTAGTAGGGTGAAATTAGTATTTAATCATGTTACAAAATTTTTTTATTTAAAAGGTGTTGAAATGGAAAAGCAAAACCAAAGTATAAAACTGTCATTAGAGGACATTAGTTACCTGCGAGATAAATTGTCAGCTCAAATTGATAGTTGTGCAACTGGAGATTTTATGGCTGGACACTATACAGAAAGTGAGGCTTTACAAGAAATTGCAGCGGCAAATAGTGTATTAAGCAAATTATATTAATGTCATCCCACTAAAAGATTGTATTTTAGTAGGATGCGGCAAACGTATAAAAATGCTTGCGTTTTCCGTAATTAATTGCCACAATTTGTCTATAATTACGATTTCTAACTAAAAAGCTGGCCGAGTGCTGGCTTTTTTTGTGGGCGGCTTATATGGCTATCAGTGAAAAAGATGCGCAACTGATAGCAAAAGCTATCGAGCAATCACAAAACACCTCAGAACACGCACAACATCATCAATGGTTGCGCGATGAGATTGAGCGGCAAGCAAAACGTACTAAACGATGGGAAAAAGTATGGCACAGTGCGATAGGCGCTGTTGTTTTGGCTGTATTTTCAGGGTTAGCAAGTATTGGTGCATGGGTAATAGATCGCAATGGACAGTAGCAAATATTTTTCTAAAGCTGAATTGCAATGCAAATGCGGGTGCGAACAAGCGCCAATGGATCCGCAGTTTTTAATGATGCTCGATGAATTGCGCTCAAGATTAAACAAACCATTACGTGTCTCGTCTGGTTTTCGGTGTCCATCACATAATAGTAAGGTATCAGGGACAGGCGAAACAGGCCCGCACACTACTGGTATGGCCATCGACCTAGCTGTTGACCGTACATTTGCTTATGAAGTGCTAAAAATTGCAATGTCAATGGGCTTTACAGGGATTGGCGTGAAGCAGAAAGGCGGTGGCCGCTTTCTACATTTGGACACAATTACTGAAGGTTTACGACCTACTATCTGGAGTTATTAATGTTTCAAGCATTTTTAGGGCCAATAGCTAGCCTGGCATCTACTTTCATGGAAGGCCGGAACGAAAAGATTAAAGCCAATACTCGCGTAAAGGTTGCGACAGCAGAAGCTGAAGCTAAAGTGATGGAAAAACGCGCTACTGGTGAAATCGAATGGGATGTTGAGCAGGCAAAAGCGTCTGCCGGGAGCTGGAAGGATGAATGGCTAACGGTTGTGTTTACCTTGCCGATTATTTTATTGCTGTTTGGCCAGGAAGAACGGGTCAGCAATTTTTTTGAGGCGTTAGATAAGGCGCCAGATTGGTATCAGTATTTATTAGGAACGATTGTTGCGGCAAGTTTTGGTTTTAAGGGTGCCGCTCGGTTTATGGGCAAAAAGAAATAATGCCTGTTCAGAAAGTGCGTGGCGGTTATCGCTGGGGTAATTCTGGCAAGGTCTACAAGACTAAAGCTGAAGCAGAGCGCCAGGGCCGAGCTATTTACGCCAAGGGCTACAAGAAAAACAAGAAATGAAATATCCACGACGAGTCCAAGTACAAGGTCAGCGTGTCCTGGTAAAAAATCCGCAGGAAGAAAGAGAGCTGTTAGAGCGCAGTAAATCGCAAACAAGCGATGAAGCTAAGTTAGCTAATGCGCTAGGTGACGAGAACTTAGGTTTATTAATTACTCGCAAAACCAAACGTATCGATAACCGATTGGCTGGCCCTAGCAAAATGCGTGCTGATTCTTGGCAAAAGAAGTTATTAGATGACGATGAGTTATTTTTATTACTGTAGGAGCTAAGGGTGGCTAAGCCAGGTTTATATTCAAATATCCACGCAAAACGCGAAAGAATTAAAAAAGGTTCTGGCGAAACAATGAGGAAGCCTGGCACAAAAGGCGCTCCAACAGCCAAATCGTTTAAAAAAGCATCTGCCACAGTAAAAAGAAAAAGAAGGAAATAATCATGTCATATGGAAAAGGGACGTACGGCAAGGTTAAAAAACGTTTGCCAAAAAAGAACACAAAAAAAGTAGCTCGCAAAACACCAAAAGCAAAACCTAGAAAACGATACGTTTAATGGCTTTAACAATACGACAGAAAAATGCTTTAGCACGCCATAAAGAACATCATACTGCTAAACATATGATTGAAATGCGTAAAGCCATGCGCAAGGGAAAGACTTTTACCGAGTCCCATAAGATTGCGATGAAAAAAGTAGGCAAGTAATGGCTGAGTATCGAGGCCGCACAGTTACGTTAAACAAGCCAAGAAGATTACGCCAAGGCGACGTCAGTTACGGCAGAAAGAAAAGCGAAGTATTTGTGCAGGAAGGTGGGAAGGTACGCCGAGTAACATTTGGCGACCCTAATATGCGGATTAAGAAAGACCAACCTGGACGCAGAAGTAATTTTAGAGCTAGGCATAACTGCGCAACACCTGGGCCAAAGACTAAGGCTAGGTATTGGAGCTGTAAAGCCTGGTGATGTTCCACGTGGATCACAAAAAACATAATTCAATCAATAATTTGTAGAAAAAAACAAATGGATACAAAAGAACCAGTAAGGTCGAGAGGCGCACAACCTGGTAACCAAAACGCTAGTAAAGAAAATCGAGAGTATCGAGCAGCGTTAATGCGAACAGTAAAGCAATACGAAGGGCGTGGTATCTCTCGCGGTGATGCGTTGAACAAAGTCACTGAAAAGCTATTAGAACTCGCATTGGATGGTGAATTGCCTGCGATTAAAGAGTTAGGCGATAGGGTGGATGGGAAGCCAGCACAAGCAATCCATGGTGAGGAAGGCCAACCGCCAGTGATCACGTTTGAATGGAAAGAATGAGCGTAATACAAATTCCTTACAGCCCTCGACCATTACAACGCGAAGCCCACAACAACCCAGCACGTTTTAAATTATTAGTTTGCCATCGACGCTTCGGCAAGACCGTATTCGCGGTGAATGAGCTGATTAAAGCGGCTTGCACCAGCACTAAAGAAAATCCAAGGTTTGCTTATATTGCGCCTTTGTACCGCCAGGCTAAGAGTGTTGCTTGGGATATGGTTAAAACATTCTCTCGACCTATCCCTGGCATCAAGTACAACGAGGCCGAGTTAAGGGCAGACTTTCCTAACGGTTCACGTATTAGCTTATATGGTGGTGATTCGCCTGACACGTTACGCGGCATTTATCTCGATGATTGCGTGATGGATGAATACGCGCAGATGAGTGAGCGGCTATGGCCAGAAGTAATTAGGCCAGCATTAGCCGATAGAAAAGGTGGCGCCATCTTTATCGGTACGCCAATGGGACACAATGCTTTTTATGACATGTACCAGGATGTCAAAGACGATGCGGATTGGTACGTTAGATTGCATAAAGCCAGTGATACTGAATACGTTGAGCAGGAAGAATTAGACGCTGCTAAAAAAGCAATGTCCGAAGAACAATACCGACAAGAGTTTGAGTGTTCCTGGCAGGCAGCGGTCATGGGTTCTTATTACGGTCGATTGCTTGAAGA